TTCCTTGCCCACCTAATATTTTTGCTTTTGCGGGACCGAAATAGTTATCACCCTTTACAGTCATCTTAACATAAGATACTGATCCGTTAGGGTTTAATACAACATCACCTGTTGCTAGTGATGGGAATACAGTAGGTTGTGCAGGAACTGTATCTCCTTCAAACAAAGGAACGCCATAATACTTGGGACCTATGGCATATGGATATGTAGGCATACCCATAGCATTCTCTGTCATAAAGTATGCATAAGTTCCATTAGGATACTCTGGCGTTACTCCAAACTTACCATTATATTCATCTAAAGTTCCTACACTAGAATCATAAATGTAATCTGATGTGAGGTCTCCAAGAATATAACCATCGTTAACAAGTCTTAGACCATGACCTGAGGAAATGTATCCGAAAAGATATAGGACGCTAGGTGCATCTACAGGAACTGTAAATGTTATGCCTCTGGTTGTTGCTCCATTAAATAAACTCAGATATTGTTGATATGTAACGTTACTGCCATTGATCTGATATGATATGCCTTGACCCGAATACAAGACTGATTCTAAACCAATAACTACTGGATTATTTGA